AACTCAAGAACAGGGCAACCCTTTCCTTGCCTGAGTTCTGGAGAGAAGCACAAGTTGAGGCGCTTAACTATGCTAAGGCTAGAGGTCTAGGGGAAGTCCCTCTTTCTTATGTGGTAGTTAAGCGTCGCAACGCATCAATAGATCAGGCTTGGGTAATCCAAGACTTAACTCAATGGTTAAAGGAGAAACAGTAATGCCAGTTCCAGAAGGTAACATCACAACATCAGAGATACTTGTACCAGTGGTAGAAGAAGTAGTTGAAGAAACTCTTACTGCAGAAGAAGATAAAGATGAAGACTAGATTTCAAACTCTAAAGATTGCAACCATCAAAGATTATTTTAATATAGGTTGGATCAAAGATATTGAAGCAGATTATTCTTTACATATTCTTTTGTTTGGTCGAGAGTTCTCTTGGCTTTTTTACAAAAAAGATTCTGAGTGGATAGATTATTATGAGGACGAAGTATGATCTGCCAGAACTGTAGAACAGCAGGCGATGAGAACTCTGTAGCCCAGTACAAACGCGCTACTAAATTCCACAATAAGTGTGATGACAAGGGGTGTGTATGCCAGCACAAGACTGGTCCAGGGTACGTAAAGCGGGCAGGTACAAAGGTCCCATTGATGCAAACGCAATCCCCATAGGTCCTATTGTTTCACACTTTGGTGGTGAAGTAAGAGAAGGTAAGAGCGCATCAGTTCGATGCTGCCTACATAGCGACAGTCGCAGGTCTGCTGTTATGAATACCTATGACAACCTGTACTTCTGCCATACCTGCGGTAAGGGTGGCAACGCAGCTAACCTAGTGTGCATACTAGAGAACTTGGAGTTTAACGATGGCCTTAAACGCGCAGTCGAGATTGCTGCTGGAAGCGGCGCAACAATACGCTCAGGCAATAAGTCCAGAGGCGCTGGTCGTACTAAACGCACGTGGGATATCTGAGGAGACAGCAGGACTGTTTCAGTTAGGAACTATTACTAACCCCATCAATGGTCACGAGATGTATGAAGGGTGGCTATCCATTCCATACCTGACTGCCTCTGGTGGTTGTGTTGGCTTTAAGTTTCGCAGACTAGATGATGGCAAGCCTAAGTATGGATCTCCTACTGGGCAGAAGGCACACCTGTTTAATGTATGTGACATCACCCTTGACTCACCATATGTTGTTGTATGTGAAGGTGAGTTAGATGCCATTGTTACTAGTGGTGAGCTAGGTATCCCAGCAGTGGGTGTACCTGGAGTTGCTGCTTGGAAGCCACACTTTCCTAAACTATTTACGGGGTATGAAACTATCTATGTTGTTGGTGACAATGATATTAAAGAGGATGGGTCTAACCCTGGAGCTGAGTTTGCAAAGCGCGTGGCGAACGAGGTAATGAACTCACAGATTGTTACACTACCACCAGGTATGGACATCAATGATTACTACCTAGCCAATGGGATTGATGCTACGAGAAAGTTACTGATAGGGGAGTCTAATGTATGACAATGACAGAAGCCGAGTGGGTCACGATGGTACAGACTTTGCAGCATATGGGCTTTCAAGTCTTAGAGACCAATATGGAGACCGAGACAATACTCTTGCGCCCTACACCGACAAGGTAAATGATGCTTTCATTGCTGATGTCTGGCGTATTATGGATCAAGCAGGCAACCTACTGGTGCGTAAGCACCACGACTACGGCCCAAAGAACATTGCTCACTCACCAGGTGGACCACTTAATGGTTTGCGTGTTCGTATGTGGGATAAGATAGCACGCATCAATAACCTATTAGACTCAGGTGTTGAGCCAAGCAATGAGTCATTGCGTGATAGCTTCTTAGACTTACTTAACTATTCTGCCATTGCAATGATGGTATTAGATGGTGTATGGCCTGAAGTGCAGGCAGATGACTGAGTTACATCCAGTAATCTATGACCTAGTACCTAGCGTAGCTAACACTATCTATCGCAGGTACAACAAGCATCTTGAAAAGGATGACATCAAGCAAGAGTTGATGGCTTGGGCTATGACTAGGGTTGAAGATCACACCATTGATTTAATGGAACCTATTGAAGAGCGACGCAAACACAATGAGCAGCGCATAGCTTGGCAGATGAAGCGTGCAGGTGAACGCTATGCACGCAAGGAGAAGGCTGCTAAGTCTGGCTATCAAACCAATGATGAGGCTTACTATGAGTCAGCTACCCTTGGTCAGTTGCTACCCTTTGTTATTGCATCCATCATAGATGGCACAGTATTAGAGCAAGCACAAGAGATGATTACAGATGGACAACCTAAAGGTTCATCATCTCCAGCAGAAGGTGGCAACCTGCTTGCTAACCTTATTGATATTAAGCGTGGTTTTCTTAAGTTAGATCAAGAGGACCAGGCTATCTTGCGTATGCGCCATCACGAAAACTTTACTCTGCAACAGATAGCACAAGTACTAGAGTGCGCTATCTCTACCGCAGATCGCAGGTGTGGTCAGTCACTGCGTAGATTGCAGGATAATCTAGGTGGAGTGAGTCCGTGGCAATGAATGTTATCTATAACGAGGATTGTTTAGAAACTATGAAAACTATGTCAGATAATTTCATAGACCTTACAGTTACATCTCCACCTTATGATGATTTGAGAACCTACAATGGGTACTCGTTTGATTTTAAGACTGTTGCTTCTGAATTATACAGAGTAACTAAGCAGGGAGGGGTTGTGGTTTGGATTGTTGGAGACTCAACTGTTAAGGGTAGTGAATCAGGAACATCTTTTCGCCAAGCCCTAGGTTTCAAGGATGCAGGGTTTAATCTACACGATACTATGATCTGGCGTAAGACAAATCCTATGCCTAAAGTTAAGACCAAGCGTTACTTTGATGTCTTTGAATATATGTTTATCCTGTCTAAAGGACAACCCAAAACATTTAATCCTTTGATGCAGCCTACTAAATTAGGCGGTAAGACTTATGATTCAACCGTTAAAAAGATAACAAAAGGTAAGGAAAGAGAGAGAAAGACTTTCATTCTTAACACCGAAAGATATAAGGACAACATATGGGAGTGTGCTATTGCACAAAATAAAACAGAACATCCAGCAGTTTTCCCTGAGTCTTTAGTAGCAGATCATATTATTACTTGGAGCGATGAAGGTGATATAGTTTATGATCCATTTATTGGATCAGGTACCACGGCTGTAGCAGCCCGTTCCCTTAATCGTAACTGTATAGGTAGTGAGATAAGCCAAGAGTATTGTTTAATTGCTGAAGGGAGATTGTCTTGAACGAAGAGTTATTGTTTACCTTCTTACGGGATGGTTTCTATTCAGACTTAGAGAAAGCACCAGGTATCTATGATGCCTTTGACTGTATCTCCAAGCAGGCAGGTCATTACATAGAGTTAAAGTGTAGACACACCCACTATCCCACGCTACTGATAGAGGAGATGAAGTATCGCAAGCTGATAACGCAAGCAGCAGAGCGAGATCTTATCCCCTACTACATTAACTCGACACCGCAAGGTGTCTTTTCTTTTGACTTGATGGATGTTGCAGAACCTGAATGGTTTAATCACTGGATGCCAGCAACGACAGAGTTTTCTCGTTCTAATAAAGTAAGCAAGTTGGTAGGTTATCTACCCATAGAAGAGGCGGTCCAGCTCTAATGCAGTATGACTATCGTTGCCCTAATTGTAATGCAGTGCTAACTGTTGAACGCAGTATCCACGAGGAACCTCGTGAACCTACCTGCTTTGTGTGCCACATAAGTATGGTCCGTAAGTGGGACTCACCTGGTGTCACCTTCAAGGGTAAAGGCTTCTATTCTACTGGCGGGTAAGCAAAAGACCCACCAGCTCCCGTAACTGATGGGTCTTATTGTGCTGAGCGAAAGGGTTCAAAAACTCTCAGCCACATCTACTATGTTTTGCACTATCCACTCTACCACAGGTACGGCTACGGCATTACCCATTTGCTTGTACCTGTTTGAGTCTGATTGACTAGCAGTCCAGTCATCAGGGAAACCTTGTAATCTTTCACATTCTACTGGAGTCAAGCGGCGTACATTTGACTCTACTATAACACCTGTTGATTGCTTGGTTCCTGATCGTAGGGTGTGGTGAGTGTCTCCGATACTATCGTTAAACTCATCGTATGCAACTACCATTTCCGTCCCTCCTAGAACTATAACAACACCGTGTCTAGCCTGATTACTAGCCGTCAATGTATAGCTTGGTTTATTTGCTTCAAGAAAACCTGAACCCATTGGACCAGCCGTATCTTTTCTTCCAATCATAGCGCCGTGCATTGAATAAGCGATATGATTTTTATTCATTTCCATTTTCCTCCACAACAACATTGTCTTCCGGTCTTTTGTAACCAGTGGCAGTAAGTGTTGTTACTCCTGGTGTGTACTTGGCAAAGCCTGTTTGACCAAAGCCGCTTGAAGTTTTTCTGGAAGTGTCTTGTCCCGTTTGTTTGCTCTGCGTAAGATCCCTTCGCAAGCCTTCTGACTTAAAGAGTATTTCGGCAACGCCTCCGCTACTAGCACGTCTGCCAACGATGAAAACTCTGCGCCTGCGCTGGGGTACTCCGAAGTGCTGAGCATCAAGCACCCTCCAGCCGAGAGAATACCCGATGTCGGCCATCGTCCCGATGATGACTCCAAAATCTTTTCCTCTGTTACTGGATAGCAAACCAGGTACGTTTTCGATGATGAAGTATTCTGTTTGCGTTTCCTCCACAAGTCTTGCAATCTCCCAGAATAACCCGCTTCGTTGGCCAGCAAGACCAGCTCTTTTGCCAGCAACGCTGAGGTCTTGG